TGCTACATAAAAAATTGTCCTGATTGGTATGTAGATTTAACAATGAATGAACTATCAGCTTATAACGACAATGGTTGTATATTTGAAAACGTTGGAAGCACAAACGTGAGCACATCACACTATGCTCGTTATTGGTCATTTTCAAATTGTATGTTTATTAATAGTTGGATGCCAGGTTATAGAGATACTGGTGGTGCGTTTAGTGGTAATACTTTTACTCCAGCAGTGAATTCATGTGTATTTGTAAACACTGAAAATAATGGAATCACTAATTATTATATGAGCAGTGTAACTTATGGAGCTGTCAGAAATTGTGTATTTAACCAACATGCTGTGTACAGAGATAACACTGCTACAAAACGATCCGGATCTGCATTAGCCGAATATTTTAATACTAATACCGGCAATTATTGGGAAGCAGGAGCTACAGTTGCCAGTGCATCATTTAACACAGACATATCTGGATCTAACATGATGTCAGATGCAATGTTTACTTTACCTGGCACCACATCTAATAAAGATTATTTTCAAAACTATCGTTTAGGTACTACCGGTAGATTTGCTGGTACTAACAACATGGCAACAGCTTATGGATATCAAGATATTGCATCTAATCCATTTCACACTGCAGGTGGAGCAACGTGGACGAACATTACTGCATCAGATCCCGGAGGCCTACAAATTTCAGCATCTATACACCCAACCGGCACAATTGAGTCTGCAGTTATAGACCAAGGAAGTGTAAAAGTTATCAGACAAATTAAAACTTCATTTACTTCTACAGTACTAGGTGCAACAGGTATATCAGCTCACACTGCAAGTATAGACAATAAATTCCCAACCAGACAAACTTTTGAAATGCGATTTGGAAACGCACCTGATTTATCTGCTATTGACTATCAAATATTTGATACTGATTTACCGACATATGTAGATTTAAACGGATCAGGTAGTGGTGATATAGGATTTAATACTGGTAGTTTTAATTTACCAAGTGCTAGATATTTGCAACTTAAATTTACACTTAGAACCAACATGACCGGGTCAGCATAATACCAAAACAAAAGAAACTTAATATGACAATTATTTCAAAAATAGAATTAGACGGCACGAATAATTTAAAATATACTGATATTGGGTATACTACAAATAACAGTATTATCAATCAGATTAACAAAGATTATGATGTTAGTTTTGGTAAATTTTTAGCAGAAAATAGGACTAAACTATATTTAGAAGAAGTTAGCGTAAACTCATTTTTTGCAGTTACATCTTCGGTTAATGAAGCTAGAAAAGAGGTAGACACAGTAGAAGGATTAAATATTCCTGAAATAACCAATATAAATGAATTGTAATGGCTACACCTACAAAAGGAAATACAACTAACGCTAATCCTACCCCAGCATCTAATTCTCATAGTTTTACACACAATCAAAACTCTGGAAGCAATAAACTTTTGATTGCTATGTTTACGATGTCTAATACTAGAAGCTTTTCGGGCGCAACTTACGGCGGCAACGCCATGACAGAGCTTTATCAGCAAAACAGAGGTGGTCTTAGTCAAAGAATGGTTTTTTATTATTTAGAAAATCCACCCGATGGTAATAATACATTGCAAGTTAATTTTAGTGGAAATCAGTTTAATCCTATCAGTGTACACGCAAGAAGTTTTACAGATTCTGGCGGAGTCGGCGCACATGGTAATTCGGGAGCATCATCTACTCCTAATAATAAAACATTGACTGTAGAACAAGATTCATTAATCATAATTACGTCTTGTTCCAATAATACAATATTAACTCAACAAATACCGTCAGGAACTAGCAGAACCTTTACTACTCATAATACTAATAAACAAGTAGGAACAGGAGCCATTTCTGCAGACACAGGCCACAGTGCAGGTAGCATATCTTTAAGAGCAACAGCGGCATCTGGTACCGTAACATTAGATAGAGTAGAAATAAAAGGGATAGCTTCGCCTACTGTAGCAGACAATAGAATATTGTTTTATGGCGCGGCTATACTTGCTGATGTTATTAGATTTTATGGTGCATCTATCGTAGCAGATACACCTCGTTTTTATGGAGCTTCTATAGTTACTAACAATTACATGAATGGAAACATACTTGTGATTGATGGAGAAACAGCTGAACCTATTAGCGGAGCAACTGTAAGCATAATATCCACACAAACAAACCCTATACATTATGTCGGTGATATTTCAGGATCGACAGACAGTAACGGTATATTCATAGCAACTGGGTCATCAACAACAGGAACTACTTTGACTATCGAAGCAGACGGATTTACAACATACAATGGGCCATTAACATCTACGGATTATGATTTTGGGTTAACTATACCTTTATTCAAAGGCGGAGCATCCAAAAAAATATACACTACTAATAAAGGTAATATTCTTATCAATCCCAATGATACTATACTTATTGAACTATAACATATTTATATAAAAAACAAGGAAAACAATGTCTTTAATAGATTGGAGAAATTTTAGCAGAAAGCCAGAAATCAAAAACTTGCCTCTGCATCAACAAAAAAAATTATTTGAAGAAGCAAATAGAAAAGCCACAGAAAACAATTGGTTTTTAGAGTATCAACTAGTAGCAGGTGCATCTGGTGCTGCATTTTCTGGAATTGGCGTAGACGGTCCGATTGCAGGAGCAACAGTAATTTCAAGTGTAGGAGCTACAACCACAAATGAAGCGGGAGAATTTACATTTGCATCTACACCAACTGGTCCTATAACATTGACAGGCGGTAAAGACGCAATAACCGGATTGGATTTTGAAGGAGAGTTAGTAGGATATCCGCAATATAAAACTATATCTCCAATCACAACATTTGCACATTATTTAAAAGAAGCTGATGCAGAAGAAAATGAATTTCCAATGACTATCGACGAAGCTGTTACAAAAACTTTTGAAAGTTCTTCTATATTTTTTAATGATATAGATTTGCCTATAGAAAGCAAAGACATTATACTTCAAAAAGATTTTATTCGAGAAGCAATTGAAAACAACAACAAAGTAGGATTAGCAGCTCAAGCAGTAACAACACAGATTGAATCTATTGCTGAAATAATCGGTGTATCGTTACCAGAAACAAGGGATCAAAAATCTAAAACGGAGAAGTTCGGACGTGCTGGTGAAATAACTGAGTTTAAACCGCAAAACAGAAAACGAACTGCGTATGCTGCAATTGGTAGAGCTGCAAGAGCCAGAGGACGTTTTGATTCAGACCACGTACTACAAGCAGTTAGATACATTGACCCAATCAATAACAAAGTGCAGAATGGTATTGAAAATCTTGGAAATAAAGAAGTAATAAAATTACAATTAGACCAACTTGCAAGAACAACTCGTGATTTGTCTAGACTAGAACATCTAGACAGCAACTTTGTTACAACACAAATTCAAACTGTTAACAGAGTGCAACGAACTGCAATTAAAACTCAGGTATTACAGGTAGTCAACGGTACCAGAGATGGGTTTGACAGAGTTGAAAAACTAGCTGGTGAAGAAAGTGAAAAAAACAAGTTAAACAGAATTTCGAAAGACAAACCCAACGAGATAACATCAAAACTAGATGGAATTCAAAATAAGTTTTTCACAAGTACTCCAGGATCTAACGGTAGATTTACTCAGCGACGATTTGATGAAAAAACAAAACAGTTTATAAAAGATGTAGAAATTGTTTTTAAAGGTGCTGACGACAGCTATAGCTTTTTTGGTGATGTTAAAAATAATCCAACATTGCTACGAAATAAATCTCCGTTTCCTATAGCAGAATTTAGTGCAACTCGATCAGAAAATTTTGGTGATAAAAATTATAACACAGCATTTTTTCCAAAAACACCTGTCACCCATGTACTAACTCAAGACCAGTTTTCCCAAATAACAACAACAACAACAGTGTTGCAACCGTTTTTACTTTCGCCACGCGATGCTAAATCACCCGTAGGATTACGAATTGTGAGTCAATCTATTAGATCTGTTACTAAACCAAATACTGCAGATCACATAGTAGACGGATCCGTCGGAACATATAGAGGTATACTTGTTATAGGAGGAGCCAAGCAAACGCCTACTCTACAAGTATCAGAAGCGAGACCAAGAACTATAACAATTACACCATCTGGGCTTAAAGATGCAAAATATATATTGCAACAAAATAAAGTTGGTACATTTGAAATACAAGATATTGCCAGCAAAGAAATCTTGGCTAGTAATCTAGCATTTGTTGCCGATCGAATTCGAACTAGTTGGATGGAAAAATCAACGTTGATTGATTTTCAGATTCAATTTGAGAAAAAGAGAGAAACGGTACAACATATTCGAAACCAAAAAGGAGAAACGTATTCGATATCGAGGGCTGCTCCTGGATCGCCAGAGTCGACGTTTATGAATCTTCAATTCAACCTTAATGGATGGAACGAACTTAAAGTTACATATGATAGTGATGAAATTGAGGTTAAGCCTAAAGATGGCAAAGTTGCCCCCAACGGTCCTTTCATTGTTATTATTAACAAAACTCAAGTAGGTGGAGGCAAAGAATTTACATTTGACAGTAATGGTAGAATTAATTTTAGTCATCCAAGCAAAGCAGGAGAGTATACAATTCAATATATTAATGAAAATATTGGATAATACAAAATAAATTTATATAATATAAAAAAAGGTTATAAATATGGCAACTAAAAAACTGGACAAAGAACATTTAGAACAAATTCAACAACTACGAGACAAATATTCAGAAAATTCTGCAGTGTTAGGAAACATTGCAGTAGAGCGTTTTCAGTTAAACATGCGACTCGAAGAAATTGCAAAAGAAGAAGACGGCCGATTACAAGACATTGCTTCATTAAAGCAGCAAGAAACTGATCTAGTAGTCAAACTTCGAGAGCGTTACGGAGAAGGAGAAATCAACGTTGAAGCCGGAACATTTACTGATGTTGAGGTTTGACACTAGTTGTCTATATTTATAAGAAAATAATTATAGGAGTATTATAATGGCAGAAAGAATTGTCTCGCCTGGCGTATTTACTAACGAAGTAGATCAGTCATTTTTAGCCGGCGGTGTTGCACAAATAGGTGCAGCGGTAATAGGACCAACCGTAAAAGGTCCTGCTCTCATTCCTACACAAATTACATCGATGGGTGATTTTGAAAAAACATTTGGAACGTTTACTGACGATTCTTATGTTCCATTTGTGGTGAATGACTATTTAAGAAACGGAAACGTGATAACAGTAACTCGTCTTTTATATGAAGATGGATACAACATACAAAATGGTGCTTTGGCCATTCAAGCAGAGTCAGGATCAGTAAAAGTAGTAACACACGTTTTACATCCTACGCAAAACGTAACAGGTGGCACAAATCTTACCGGAGCATATTTCGAAGATTCAGTATTAAACAATGACCAATCTGGTTCATTTGAAATTAAAATATCTGGTTCATTTGGCAGTATAGGAGTTCCAGGATATAGTGCATATTTAGCCGGTAACGGTGCTTCAATATCGTCATCTATCAATCAACGTAACAATGACTATTTAAGCAAAATATTTGGACGTTCGCCAAAATCATTAGATTATCCAGTATATGTTCAATACGAAAATAAAACAGCATTAAACACATTGTTTAACAACATCGGCGAAGTTACAATGTCACTACACAACTACAATAATTACAAATATTTAAAAGATTTTTCAACGGCGTCTACCCCATTCGTTACTTCACAAAAAATTGGTAGCACTGCAAAAAATCTATTTAAATTTCACACGTTATCACATGGCGATTCTGTAAATGCAGAAGTTAAAGTAGGTATTCGTGATATTAGATTAGCTTCAGAAGTTTCTGATCCGAATGGCTACGGTACATTTACTGTAGAAGTACGACGTGTTAACACCACAGAAATTCCAAATTCGCCATATTCATCAGAAGACACAGATCAAACACCAGATATAATTGAATCATATTTAAATGTAAATTTAGATCCAAATTCACCAAGATATATTTCCCGAGTCATAGGAGACCGTTTTCAAACTGTAACGGACGCCGGTGATGTAGTTGTGAATGGAGACTATCCAAATATGTCTAAATTTATACGAGTAAGTGTTGAAACAGGTGTAAGTGATGGAAGTAATGATAAAACTTTAGTTCCATTTGGATTTAAAGCACCATTATCTCCAATACCAAATGCATCCGCATCATTTAATCTTGAAGCTGTAACATATAAAACTACACAAACAGATGCAAGTGGATATAGCAGTGCTAACTATTTAGGATTTGATTTTACCGATACACACAACTTAAACTATTTAGCAGTTACTCCAACTAGTGCTAGTACAGCTGGATTAAACAGCGACTTTTATTTAGGTGATGTAAATCAAGATAGTGGTTCTGCATTTCCTAGTTTAGCTGCAACATATAGTGGTTCATTACAAGATGCATTAACGGCAAATACATTTAATCAAAACGTTTCATTGAAAACCAGAAAGTTTATGATTGGATTCCAAGGAGGATTTGACGGAGCTCGTCCTAACTTACCAAAGTTTAGCGGAGCAAATATATCTTCAACAAACACATTTGGATTTGATTGCAGCTCAGCTTCAGCTACTGGTACTAAATCATATAATAAAGCATTTACATTGTTAGGTAACACTGATTATTATGATATGAATCTTTTAGTTACTCCGGGTATTATTGACAGTTTGCATAGCACCGTTACAACTGCGGCTCGCAACTTGGTTAGAGAACGACAAGACACATTCTATGTAATGGATTCGAATCCGGTGGCAGACAATCTTGCAACTGTTGTAAATCAAGTGACTACATTAGACAACAATTATGTTGCTTCATATTGGCCATGGGTAAGAATTTTGAATCCAAATAAAAACGTTCCATTATTTGTACCACCATCAGTAGTATTACCAGGAGTATTAGCATTTAATGATGCAGTACAACATCCATGGTATGCACCTGCAGGTTTGAATAGAGGAGTAGTTAACGCATTAGACACATACATAAGATTAACTCAATCACAAAGAGACACATTGTATGAAGCACGTGTTAATCCAATTGCAAACTTTGTTAATGACGGAATATGCATATGGGGTCAAAAGACTCTTCAAGCTCGTCCAAGTGCATTAGACAGAGTAAATGTGCGTCGTTTGCTTATTGCAGTTAAAAAGTTTATTGCATCATCTACTAGATTTTTAGTATTTGAACAAAACACCAATCAGACTCGTGACAGATTCTTGAGCATTGCGAATCCTTATTTAGATCAAGTAAGAGCACAGCAAGGATTGTTTGCATTCCGAGCAGTAATGGATGACAGCAACAATACTCCAGACTTAATAGATCAAAATATTCTTTACGGACAATTGTTCTTGCAACCAACCAGAACAGCAGAATTTATAGTATTAGACTTTAATATTCAGCCAACAGGAGCAAGTTTCCCAGAATAGATTATTGATAATTTTAAAAAGGTAGGATTTCGGTCTTACCTTTTTTACTGTACGTTATATTTATATTAAAATAAACAAGGACCAATATGGCATTAGAAGATCAATTAAACCCGGCGTTATCAGCAGCCAATCAAAATGAATTGTTTGATACCGCATTTTCATGGGAACCTAAAAAGAAACATCAGTTTATACTTTCTATGGCTGATACTGGTATCCCTGCATATTTAGTGAAAATGGCTGATAAACCAAAATTAAGTAACAACGAACAAACATTGGATCTTATCAACGTAAAACGTTATGTAAAAGGTAAGTCTGAATGGAACACATTATCAATATCATTATATGACGCAATTGTACCAAGTGGTGCTCAAACTGTAATGGAATGGGTTCGTTTACATCATGAGTCTGCAACTGGTAGAGATGGATATTCTGATTTTTACAAAAAACAATTAAAATTATATCAACTTTCTCCATTAGGCGAGCGAATTGAAGAATGGGTACTAAACGGAGCATTTATTACAGATGCAGAATTTGGTAGCTATGATTGGGGAGATGATGCAGTACAAGAAATATCTTTAACATTGAGATATGATTGGGCATTCTTAAGCTTCTAAACAAAACTAAACTATACAATTCAAGTAGGGCTAAACACCCTACTTTTTTTGTGAACATATATTTATAATAAAGTTATAATAAGGAAAATAAATGAGTAGAATGACAGACCGAATCAGCACATCAACTGCAGCAGACCAAGCCAAAAAGCATTATGAAACAGAACAGCAAAGCAAATTGCCTAGTATGATTGTTCCATTATCCAGCGGCGGTAAAATATATCCTAAAGATCATCCACTTCGAGAAGGTAAAATAGAAATGCGATACATGACTGCATATGATGAAGACATATTAACTAATATTTCATATGTGCGAGAAGGAGTAATGTTAGATCGTTTAATTGAATCAATTAGTTTAACAAAATTCAATATTGACGATATGTCTACATTTGATAAAGATGGATTAATTATATATGCCCGTATATTATCTTATGGCAAAGACTACGAGGTAACAGTAACAGATCCTAAAACAAAAAATGAATTGAAACGTGTTGCAAATTTAGAAAAAATTCAATCTAAAACATTTAAATTAACAGCAGATGATAACGGTGAGTTTGAATATAAAACAAAAAATCACACTATTAAGTTTACGTACAATGTAAAAGATATAAGCGATCTAGCACCATCTGAGTTTTGTAAAACGGTTATAACACAAGTAGACGATTCCAGATCCGCAGAAACAATAGAACAATTTATTCGGTACCAATTTATGGCTCGAGATTCAAAAAAGTTTAGAACGTATTATATGGAACAATGTCCTGGATTAGATATGAATTTAGAATTTGAAGGTGAACACGGAGGCACCTTTACTGCCGGGTTTTCCATTAAGGCTGATTTTTTCTGGTTTTGACGCAAAATATCGATTACGACTCCACGAAACAATATTTGATATAGTTTGGTTCGGCGAAGGTCGTTGGAATTGGACTGACATATACAACATGCCAATATTTTTACGACGTTACTGGATAAAACGGATCATTGGAATAGTCAAAGATCGAGAAGCTGCTGTAAAACAACAACAACAAAAATCTAATAAAAGCAAACTTCCAACAAAACGTCGTCCTTGATATTTATTAATATATGACGCAATCACAATTCATACAACAGTTAAAACAACAATCTTGTTTAGGCGCAAAGCCAGACCCGACAGGAGGAGCGTTCGACAATATCAAAAGCGTTGCAAAAGCAACAGCAGCTGCATTTAAAGCTGCTGCAGAAGCAGCGGCAGTGCTCGGTCCGGATATCGGCACTGCTACAGCAGCACTGATGGACTTTAATGATGCAAATACAAATTTGCTTACCGGATTAGAAAAAAATATGGCTGCCCAACAAACCATGGGCAACGCTTTTTTAAAATCTGCACAACGATCATTAGTTTTAGAAAAACGAAACAAAGAACTAAATAAAACTTTTGGTATTAATAGTGAAAACGCCCAAAAAATGGCAGCTGCCTTAAACCAAAATGCAGAAGAATTAGGTATATCAGGAAAACAAGCAATAAAATATGCAACTAATCTTAAAAAAGTAGTTCCTGTCATGGCTACATTTACAAAAAAATTAGACAAAGGACAAGGCGTTCAGAGTAACTTTTTTTTACAATTAACAGCAATACAAGATGTTATAACTACTAATATGGGACTTGGCGCAGAAGCAGCTGAAAGTTTTACGTATTATGCAGCACAACAAGACACAGCTGGTAAAAAAAATGCAATGAACATGGGCAGAGTGTTAAAAGCAACACAAAATGTAGCTGAGTTAATAGAAAAAAAGACTGGAATGCAAGGAGTATTTAAAGATATTACCGAAGGAGTTGCCAAGGCTTCTGCAGAAACACAATTGCAATTTGGTCGTATTCCAGGAAATTTAGAATTAGCAGTATTAAAAGGTAAAGCATTAGGATTCTCACTTGATGAATTAACAGGTATAGGTAAAAATTTACTAGATATAGAAAGTAGTATAGGTGCAGAATTAGAATATCAATTATTGAGTGGTAGACGATTAGTTGGTAGTGAACAAGCAAAAGCTGATTTACAAGGTAAAAGTTTAACAAATGCATTTAGAGAAGCAGCACTTAAAGGAGACGCTGAACAACAGGCAGATGCATTAAATGCAATATTGCAGCAAGAAGGAGATGTTTTAGAAAACAATCTTATGGCTCGTCAACAAATGTCTAAATTACTTGGTATTGATGAAAGTAAATTGGCTCGAGCAATACAAAAGAAAAAACTTTTAGAAGAATCTGGCGCTGAAGTTTTAATGGAATTGTCAGGAGGAGATTTTGAAAGGGCGGCTCGGGACATGATGAAAGCTGGTGATATGGATGCTGAAGCGTTTAAAACATTAATGGAGTTAGAAGATCAACGAACTACCGATGATATTCTAAAAGAATCTTTAGACGTACAATTGGATTTAAATGCAAAAGCACAATTACAAAATCAATTGCTATTAGCAGACAAAGGTAATAGAGAGACTTTAAAAGCTGAATTGGAAAAACAAATTTCAGGAATGGGAACGATGAAAGAGTCTGATATGAAAAGTTTAGGTTTTGCAATTAGACAATATGAAGTTGGAACTGGTGCACTAGGAACAGCAAGAGAGGCTGGACTTAGCAGTCAATATGACACTGCACTCAAAGCCGCAACTACAGTAGAAGATTCATTGATTATACCAGGTGTATCAACTCAAACTGGAGGTTTTGGAGAAATGTATCGAGCACCAAAATTTGATGCAATTGCAACCGGCCCACCGGAAGCATTACAAGCCGCAGCGAATGGAGGAGGTGGAATGGATGTCACAGCATTTGCCGCAGCTATTGTGAGTGCAATGAAAGGAGCTTCATTTGCAGTAGACCCTGGCCCAGTAGCATATAAAATGGGTGGATAAAATAAAAGGATAAAATGAGTAACCCAACAATAGGAAACGACGCACAATTTACCAATCCTTTCAACATACTGCCTGATCTAAAACCGGGGTCTAATCCAATATTGGGAGCTACTGCACAATTTACGAATCCATATGATATTGTAGACTTTCCAAATCCTAACATTGCTCTACAAACACCATTTACAAAATCTCCTATATTGTATATTCCAGGTGAAGCATTGCCAATACAATATTTTACAAATTGGTATTATAATCCAATAAAAAATGCACAGTTCAGATTTAACTTCAACGGTCGAAGTCTTGGTTCCAATATATTGAGTATAGGTTCAGCATTAAATGCACAGTTTGGACTCACACAAAATTTATCGTTTACTCCTAATTTTACTTCAACTATAGGAGGAGGACAATTTAGCACTCCATATGCTGCATTAAACATGAGTCAGTTAACTACTAATTTTATTAGAAACACTATTCAAGATGTACGACTAGGATTTTCTAGATATGTAGATTTTAGAAGTCGCTTAAAAGGAACTAAACGCAAGAAAAATAGAAATGATGGTGAAGCTATAGCTGATATTAGCACTACAGCAGAAAGATATGCAGAAGCAGCACAATCAAAAGCTGGAGCATATTCTGTGTTCAACCTCAATGCACCAGGAAAAGATGGATATGGTTGGGGAGAACATGACGCCCCGGGTGCAGACAGAAGCGATTTTACCGCAAGAACTAACGTAGCTACAAAATGGGACAATGAAAAAAAAGAATGGGCGTCTATTACACTTGGTCTAAAAAAGAAAGAATTAGAAAAAATATCTCCGTTCCGGGGCGATAAAGTCAACATTATTGATTTTCGTAGAGAACAAAAACTAACACAAGTATATGAGTGGAAACCAGAAAGTACATCAGCAGTTGGATCAAAAAAAGAAACAAAACAAGAAGCTTTAATTACAAAAGATTTTATTAAATTTTATTTTACCGGTCCTAAACTGCAAAATGGATTAACAGACGCAACTGACGACATATTAGTATTTCGAGCAGCAATTACCAATCTATCAGATAGTTTCAATGCAAACTGGACACCAGTGCCGTTAATTGGTAGAGCAGATCCTAACTACCATTATACCGGTTATAGCCGAGACTTAAGTTTAGGATTTGATGTGTATGCTACAACTCGCGATGAATTAAAATTTATTTGGAGAAAATTAAATGCGCTAGCGGGGTATACTGCTCCAGAATATCGACCTGAAAATATTGCGTTAATTGCTCCATGGATGCGAATTACAATTGGAGATTTATTTGTGCAACAGCCAGTTGTGCTAAACAGTTTAAATTTTGATTATAGCACAGACGATTCATGGGAAATAAACATAGAAGATGATCCAGAAAACATGCAAGTTCCATTTAAAATTTCTGTTACCACACAGTTTAACATGATTATGGATCATATACCACAAAAAGGTGGAAGATTCTTCACATTAGCTAAAAAGTTTGATCCGATCGGTAAACCTCTAACTGGTAATGATAATTGGTTAAGTGATGCAGAAGACAATAGTAAAATAGCACGAGCCTTTAGCACCGGCGAAGGAGGCCAAATTGGAATTATTACTTAAGAAAGATAATAAACATGAGTAGATATATAACATCACAGACACTTAAACGAGTAGCAGAACAACGAAGAATATCCACAGTAATAGTACCTGTTATTCCGTTGTCCGCACAAGACACGTATATTAAAACTACTACACCAGATCGCTTAGACAAGTTAGCCAATACATTTTATGGTGATGCTACTCTTTGGTGGATAATTGCAGTTAGCAACGGTTTAGGTAAAGGATCATTACATGTTCCAGAAAATACTACTATACGAATACCTCCAAGTGACAACATACAACAAATTATAAAACAGGCAACCCAAGAAAGATGAGTCAAATATTTTATTCACAAGTTGACCCTAAGTTACAGGAAGAATTAAACGAGCGAGCGTTATCAGGACGCCGTCGTACTAGTAAAGATATTGCGTTTATGACTGAAAAAATTGCTAACATTGAAATCAAAGCCTTTGAACCTGCACCATCTGATAGTAAACGTATTCACGGAGATATAATAAATAAACAATTGGCACGACTCGGAGGTAAATCCGTACGTTTTGGAAGATACACCCCATCGGGTAAATTTGGATTTTTAAATTCTTCACAAGCACAATATGAACGTACTAACATAATAATCAATGAAAATGCTGACGGAACACTTACTGCAGCAACAAGTAGTATACAGCAAACAGATAACAGTCGCAGAATAGCACCCTATATTAAAGTTGCTGATTTCAATATTGGTGATGGTTCCATGGGATTGTTAAACAAAGCAAATTTAAGCCTTTCTATTCCAAATCCAGATAGAGATCTAGATGAATTTGAATCAGTTTGGTTGCGCCCCGGCCGTTACGTACAGATAACAGTGCAGCATCCGGAGTCAGCTACAATTAGCGAAGGTTTATTGTCAGACTTAGTTTTACCAGATGAAGACAAATTAAAAGAAATGTATCCTGAATGGACGGATCTTCAACAGTTGAAAGATAAAATACGCAAAATGAATGAATATACATTTTCTGGATTAATAACTTCATTTGATCTTTCATATGATGCCGATGCATCGGTTAGTGTTACATTGCAACTAACTGGTACTAGTGATATATACACAGACGTAACTATGTTCATGAATCCGGATAAGAAAAAAGAAAATGATTTTAAATCAAAATACGCAAAAATTTCAACTAGTGGGTCTGCCGAAGAATTACGAAACGTTAATACCACTCCGTCAACTTCCGGATCTGAAGCTCGTGTTGAGTTATATGACACACTGTCAAATGCAGTAGACGCAGTTAGAAATTCATATTTACAAACTATAATAGCTGGTCTTTCGCCCCTAGATGCTGTGTCATTATTAACATATGGTCAAGCTGGTATTGCTCCATTTTTAACAAACTCTAACTTTAATGATCGATTTGTAATGTTCGGCCGGCCTTATTATGAAGATTTAGATCGACAATTTATTGCTGAAAATACAGACCCACGCCCGTATACAGCTAGTGCAGCTTATAAAATAGATCAATCACCAGATCCGGAAGCGGCTAAATATAATATAAGTGGCGAACCATTTAATGAAAGATTATGGCTCGCTGATGTTGCTGAATTCGAATCTGGATCATTAGCAGATAAAAATCAATGGGATAAAAAAGAAAATGCTCGTATCGAAGAAGATATAAAACGACAAGAACAACAATATGAAGAAGAAGAAAAATTATATGACGAGCTAATCAATGATAATCGATACATTACATTGGGAGCTTTAATAAAATTTTTAAACGACGAAATATTGTTTAAACAAGGAAACACAACTGGCGAAGGAGTTCTTTGTGATGATGTATTAATAGAAAGCACACACTATGAACATTTACGATCTCTAGACCCCGAGTCTGTTTTCTTTTTACCTAAAAATCCAGCTGGAGATTTACAATCTCCTATAATTCAAGGAGGAATTAATTGGTATGGTAAAATAGGATATTATGAAGATGTTATTGTTAATCAAACAAAGTATTCAGGAAAATTACAACAAGCTGGATTATATGGCGAATGGAAAGGAGTTATAGACGAAA